TCGGACGTTCTGAACGTGTGGTACCTAACGGTGCCGCTCCCGGTGAAAGTAGTGATGTGCAGCGTGTTCCCGACCTGCTCCATGTCACCGGCCTCGAAGTCGTCAACGGGCGGTCTGTTCGCTTCGTCCATGATGGTCCACTGCTTGCCCCCGTCCGTAGACTTGAGCATCGCTATCTCATCTGCGACACCCATCGTGCCATACTCTCCGAGGTAATACAGGTTGCCGTTCGTGTCCTTGTATGGTCCCAGGCGTTTCGGGGTCTCGCACATAGACCCGCCGATGAGCCCATCGGGCACATTCAGCGTGATGAGCGGAATCACGTACGTCCCTGCGAACACAGTTCCGCCTGATTCAACAATCCGGTACTCGAACGTGTCACCATCCACGTTGCGGCCACGTATCGTACCGTTGTTCCACATCACGCGTATCCGGATAGTCCACTCGTATTCAGTGTGCTGGTTGTTGATTGTGACTGCTGGTGTCAAGTTGTCCTCAAGCCCTACTCCTGCGGTGAACGCCAATCCAGATCCAACGAGCAGGTTCGTGGTTGCGTCGTTGTCGACGTACAACGCCGAGGCGACGATCTCGGTGGTGCCCATCGATGTCGGAGGTACGACCGCATTGACCGGCACGTCGGTCCAGGTCCCACCATTTCGGCGGTACTGAAGCTTGAACGTCTTCGAACCTTCATTTATTGTCGATGCAACTTCAAACCGGATACGGAAGAGTTTCTCAGCGTCAATGGTTACATTTGTATCGAGTGCTCCTGCCCAGCCAGCATCAACGTTCAGACCTTGAGTGTCGTCTGAACGCACACGGAAATGTGGTTGGTCAAGAGCCATAGTGGTCCCTTACATCATCCGTCGAACAGCTTCGTATTGGACGTATTGTAGATGGCAGGATCGCCTGCGACCAACTCAACGATCCACAGGGCCGCGCCGATGTTATAGTCCCTGTCCACGTTGATGGTTCGACGAGTCGGCTTACACTTGATCCGCCGATCAGAACCAGTTCCCAATCGGTAGTCCAAGTCTAAGTCGGTACCCTGGTTATCAAACGCTGTCCGCCAGGAGTTGATGAGTGCCTCCAGATCGTTTGGACTGCCACTGGTTGGGATGATATCACCATTGATGATGACGTGGCGCTCTGCATAGAAGGCGGCAAACGTGAAGGACCCGTCTGCCGCAACCTTCGGACGAACATCTGCTTTCGCCTCAGGAGGCTCTAGGCCCGTAATCGACAGAACTCCAATCTGAAGGTCGGCCCCGAAGACGAGACCGTTATACGACAGCTCCCAAGGGTTTAGTGGCATCTCACATCCATTGTGCCGACCTTATGACCCAGTCAACCTCACGCATCAAGTCTTTGTTGTCTATGTTCGCCTTGTTAGGTGTGACGGTGACGTTGATGTTAGGCCTATCTGGAGACGGCCCCGGATTTCCACCACCGGTGTTACTACCACCGCCACCTCCTCCGCGTTTAGGAATGTGACGCCCGTGACCCCCACCGACAGGAGCGGCATTGACAGCTTCATTGAAGGCTCGCTGTGCTCCAGCCGCAGCAGCTAGCTTCTGAGCCATTAGTGATGCCTGCTCTGCATATGCATTAGCAGGGGAAATCAGGTTCTTGAGAGGTCCGAGAGTTTCATTGAGAGAGCGGTTCAGAGCTTTCTGAGCCAGAACATGAGCTCGGACCTTCTGCGCCATGTCCTCTGCTCTTTCTGCTGCTGCTTGTTCAGGTGTTGCCAGGTTCCTGAGTACGCCGAGATGCTCACCTTGTAGTCTATTCAGGATCTTTATAGCACCATTTAGATCACCCACGGCTGCTAGGTTCAGAACCTGCTTCAGGGTCAGATCACTTACGTGGCCTCTGAGGAGCTCGACTCCCCTGGCCTCTCGCATGAGCACCTCTGTCTGCTTCCTATTGAGACCAGTGTTCCATATCAGAGTCTGACCGAACGTTCGTAGTCTGTCATCCCCCTCAGCTATCCCGTCAGCCCAGTCAAATAGATTCTGTCGTTGTCGATCGAGGTGTTCTGCGTTTCGGTCGAAGGCGTCTTCGATGCCCTGCATCTCGCCCTTCCAACGAGCATATTCAGGAAACTCCCAGAACTTGAGTCGATCCCAGAAGGAGAGCTCCTGAAGTCGGTTGTTGAGTGTGTTGAACCTTTCTGTCGCTTTGGTTATCGCTTGCTCACTTCCGGTCTTTAGCATCTGGAAGAACGCCTGGCCCTTCTCCCGTCCCTCACGGAAGGCGTTCACGACTTCGAGTATGCCAAGCGCGAGTGCTACCCAACCGAGCCTCCTGAGTACCATCCCCAGACCAGACATAATACCCTTGAAGGTGAGAGCTGCAGTTCCCACTGTTTGAAAACTGACAACAAGGTTGATAAGGCGAGCACCAACGTTGATGGCAAGCGTCCTACCCAGAGTCACAAGGGCAACCGTAAGCGCTGCAATTGCAAGAAGCGCAACATGTTTGATTGTACCCCAGTTACGAATCCACCAGTCTTTGAGCTCATCCCAGTGAGTGAAGATCAGGATGGCTGCACCAATAAGTGCAGCTGCTATGAGACCTCCAGCGAGACCGAGGCCTCCAAGGATCTTGATGAAGCCAAGTACACCGATGCCTGCGAACTTGAGTAGCGAGGCAAATAGGAGTATGCCTCCACCGATCTTGGCAATCGCTCCGAAGAACACAGCGAGTGCTCCGACAGCAAGAAGGATCTTGACTATCAATTCCTTGGTACCCTGATCCCACCCATCGATCCAGTCGAGTACACGCTTTCCGACCTTGACAAGGTCAAGGATCACGGGAAGGAAGAGGTTTCGTAGGTCACGACGCAATGAGTCCCACTTGTTCCGGAGTATCTCGATCTGAACTGCGGGAGTCTTGCGCATGATGTCCCAGGCGCCCTTGAAGTAACCTACGAGGTCCTTTCGTGTCAGGGCATCGATGTTATGAGTCAGCGCCTTGAACTGAGGAACGGCTAGCCTGAAGAACCTGTTTGCCTGAATTGAACCCGCACCGAACATATCCTCGAATGCGTCAACCTGTTCCTGAGTCGTCATGTCCTTCATTGCCAGACCCATGTCTGTAATAATGTCACCGAGTTGTCGGAAGTTGCCAGTTGCCTTGTCGAAGGTTTGTACACCAAGGACTTTTTGAACATCCTGGTAGTGCCTTGACAGTTGGTCAAGTGCCCTCGAGACAGAGATAGTTGCCTGAGCCTGAGTTCTGCCTCGCTTAGTTAGGAAGTCGACTGCACCAGCCGTAGTCTGTAAGGACTGGTCCATTGACTTAGCTGCAGAGACGACGTTGCCCCAGGCCGAGATCAGCTCTTCAAATGTACCGGTCGACTGCTGCACCTGCTTGAACAGAAGGTCCAAGATGTTCCGTGTGTCATCGGCCTCCAGACCGAAGGCGTTCATGATCTGGATGACGCCCCGGGTAGTGGTACGAACATCAGTTCCACCTGCTGTTGCCGCTTTCGAGAAGAGCTCTACCATGCTGATGGCGTCTTTGTAGTTGACCTCGACGCTCGAGAAGATGTCGAACAGACCTTCGGCTACCTCAGTCGAGGAGACTGCAACATCTCCCATGACGTCATTAGCAGCTTCTTGGAACTTCCTCAGTTGTGTCTCACCGAGTCGTGCCTGTGTTTGCACAAGACTCATGCTCTTGTCGAACTCGATGCCTAACCGAGCGGTGTCCCCTACAGCATCGAAGATGGCCATGCCGAACCTTGTGAGCATGCCGCCTGCTTTTTGCAACGCAAGGCCGAGAGCAAAGACCTGGTAACCGGCAAAGCGACTTTGGGTCCCTACGGCCCCAACCGCGTTACCAACGCCTTGGATAGCCTGAGAGGCCTGGTCACGTGCCTGAATGACCAGAAGCCACTCCCTCATGCCCATAGGCATGTTACGAAGCCTCCTCGCTAACGCGTCGCATAGGCAGCTGCCTTCTTCTTTGCTCTAGCAGCACTTTCTTCTCGCTCCATCTGCATCTTCTGGGCCATCTGTTGAGCCTCTGCAACTATCTGCAGTCGCCTGACCCAAAGCGGGTCTTGATCGAAAAGCCCTCCAGCAGCCGGCAAGATGTTCATCGTTAGGCACATTCCTGCGACCTCGATGATTGTAGCTATGTCTGGGTCTTCGATCCGTTGTCCGTGTCCGAGGGCAAGCCAGACTTGACGGGTAAAGGGGTCTCATCATCCGGCAGGTTCAGTTCAGTGATGTACCCTTCAATCTCCAAGGCGATCTTCGGATCGAGTTTGCTGATGTCATTACGGTCCATCAGGTTGAGCTTACGACCCCCATCGTCTTCAAGGTTGTGCTCGATGACCATGTGAGAGAACTCGTACACGCGAACCTCTTCCTGCGACAGGTCGAGCTTCATGTCAATCGAGTCGGAGTCCCTCTTGAAAGGAGCAGTAACTCCCATCCCAAGGTTCCGACGCGCAAGCATCTCTCCATAGTTGAGCTTCCGGAGTACAACGTACCCCTCCGGAAGCTCTTTGAGGTTGAACTTCTGGCCCTGCTTACTTGCAGTTGCTTTTGGCATGCCCCTCTCCTTTCTGCATGCCCACCAGTATCACGTGATGCTGATTGCAGTCTTGACAACGATCGTGTAAGCGTCTGTTACCAAGGCAATGCTGTGCATGTTGATCGATGCACGAAGGATGTCACCGAAGCCCGACAGCGACACAGGGTACGTGTCAACGACACAGTTGTTCAGTTTGATCGACACTTCATCGCTGGATGCGTTGTTACTTCCCAAGACCTCCAGGACCTGGATGGTCTGGTTCTTGTAGACGTTGTAGTCAGTCGCGTTGTCGAAGTCCATGTCGTACGATGCAGTAACCTCTCGCTCACCCCAAGTAATGTAGGCAGCTCCACGAGTCCCATTCAAACGGTTCGCTGCAGTTCCGTTGTCATTGATCGTGATATTGAATGTGTCAACGTCGGGGCGTGGCGTCGCATCTGGGAACTCCAGAATGACCTTCCCAGGTGCATATGGAGTCGACGTAGGCCAAGTCGGAGTCAGCGTGGATTGCACAGCCTCATCGGACCCGACCACTGAGAACGTCCCGATCATGACGCCACTATCGACGGTGAACACCATCTGGGTGACAGAGCACCCAACGTAGCCGAATACAACACCGCTTCGCTGGCAGGAGATCGACAGTGTCTTCCGAACCGTAGCACCTGCACCTGTCGATGTCTTCGCAACACCAACCGGAGTGAAGGTGTACGTATACGGACCTGCACCTGTCTTGACGATTGCCACTCGAGCTGAATACAGCCAACGTAGGAGTTGGTCTGCCGTCAGCTCGAACTCAACATCGCCCTCGACGTGCTTGTAACCCTGCAGAGCACCTGTTCGGTCAGCTGTTCCTCGAATGTTCAGCCGGTAGTACTTGTCCTCCATGAGCTCCAGAGTCTCACTCCGAAGAGGAATGAAGTCGGTCGGGGCGAGATAGGTGTTTTGGGTCGTCTCGAAGGCAACACCAACTACACCTTGACCAGCAACCTCAAGGGTCAACTTGTCTCACCCCCCTCCGCCACTTCGGCCGTAACAACAACTGGTGCCACGTACGCTTCTTCGACCGGTTCAGGATAGACGTAACCGGGCATCTCGGTGTTCAGCTCTGTCTCAGGTTGACTTGACTTCTCGACGGTAATGCCGTGAGCATTCTTGAGGAACTCCGCCTGCTCGTCGCTAAGTTCAGCGACAACGTGGGTCTTGTTCTTGATCAGGCCCACAGGGGGCACCTCAAAGAGTACATCGTCCATGGCGTCTGGTCTGTCTAGGCTCACTTTGTACTTGCCCACTAACCTTCACCCCCTTCTAGAACCCCTCACGACTGAGGCCGTCCCACGTGAGCCTGGTTGCACGTATCATCTCACTTTCCCGGAATCTTACTCCGGGGTCGATATTACTGACGTATCCGAAGATGACAAGACCACCGAGAGTGAGGTCCTCATGAAGCTTCGCCTCTACTAGCTCGGACAACTCTTCGGACTCCTTCTTGTTGATCTCAGTCGACTGAATCTTGCCGTGTTCCAGCATCATCAGGACTGTGAATTGGATCTCGAACCGGTGTGTTGAGTTCCCGCCTCGGGCCTTGCGACCTGACTCTACAGAGATTGCAGGGAACTCGGGGATCAACTGTTGGAAGCCGTAGAAGACACCCTTGATAGTGAGCTCGTCTGCTGACTCGGTGAGGATATCGACGATACGCTGCGTGATGACTGGCGCTCGCCATTCGAGGGTTCCTATCTGCACTAAGACCACTCCGGACCGCTGATGAAGTCAAGGAACAACTCCCCCATCTCATCCTGAGCAGCTTCGGAAATGTAGGTGTAGTCACGTTGAGGCATCTTGGAAGTTCCTTCGACGTGGTAGCCTCCGTAGCCTGTGGGGTCTTGAAGAACGGCAACGACGTCTTGTCCGCTTCCGCCGATAGCCCAGCTATTGGGATCGACAGCTCCTTTTCGAAGAGCGCCTGTCCGCTGTAGGATCTTCACAGCACTAGCGAACCCTGAGAAGATACGATCCTGGAACTCTGAAGTACCTTCTCGGAAGCTCTCTGTGCCTCCTACGCCTCCGATGTCACCCATGACACGGGTTCGAATTGTCCCCGGGGCTAGTGGAGTCCAGTGGCTTGGGCGACCCTCTACTTCAAAGTTCAGGTCGATCTCAGTCGCTGCGATCTCAGTTGCTTCTCGCATCGGCTCTTCAAGTTGCTGAGCCCTCTCTGCCGCAGAGAAGAAGGCCTGAGCAACGATTGCCGGCTGAGGAATCCAGACGACTTCGATGCCAAGCCTGATAGGCACTTAGAACACCTCGTCCATGTTGAAGAACCTCAGAGGGTCACCTTCCTCGACACCGACTAGTAAGGAGCCTGTCTCGACAACTGTGGTGTCATTAGGCCAGAAGTCTCCTTCGCCAAAGGTCAGTTCGCTTACGAGGTCATCACCGGTAGTAGGATCGATGAGGCTAGCATTCCCTGAGCGCAATGCATCTAGAAGACGCATTGCACGATCTTCTAGACCCTGAGCGAAGGTACTCGGAGTCATTGTCTCCTCCGAGTACCTTCGCTGGTACCTGTACGCTGCCATCAGAAGGCTGACGATGGTTCTCACTAGGTCAGGTACAGCCTCTGCTGGAGGCACAAGTGGGTCTGTAGTTGTCCAGAGAAGGACGTGGTCTGGATAGAGATCGATCAAAGCTGCCTTGGTGATTGTTTCGGCCTCTGAGCGCTCCGGCTCCGCGTCCTCTTCATTTTCGAAGCGGATCTTGGTTCCGTCGAGCCAGCTATTGGCATCGGAGTAGAGCGCTAGAGTCATTAGGAACTACCCCCCGCTGACTTTGAAGGGCCAACCTTCGGAGCCTCTTCGACCTTCGGGGGCTCCGGTTCTGGCTCAGGAGCAGCCTCCGGCTCAGGAACAGTAACAGCTGCTCCCTCGCCTTCGATTGCTCCAGCTGCCTTCAAGGAGGCAATCGTCTCAGCGTCCAGCCCTTCGGGGATCTCCTCCCCAGGCTGGACCGACTTGCCACCTCCCAGAAGGATCACAATTGCTGCCTTCATCAGCTCCCCTCTCAGGCTAGGACCTTAGCAGCCCTAAGAGCTGCCAGGATGGTGTTCAGCTTTGCCTTGATCTCGTTGATCAGAGTCTGTTCTGCCGCACCGTATGTAGCATCTGCATCTGCAGTAGTGATTGTAGCGATAGACAGACTGAAGGTGGCCTGCTCCCGCGGACGCAAGAGGCCGTAGTAGATGTGCCGATTCGCTCCCCCGAACCCAGCTGCATTCAAAGCTGAGAGGGCGGAGTTGAGCTTGGCCTTCAACTCGTTGATGAGATCTGCCTCAGGCTGACCGTATACTGCATCTGTGTCAGCAGTAGCAGCCGCAGTAACGTTCGCCTGCAGGAGTCTGCCTGACTTAGAACCCCAGACAGACCCCTGCTTGACGACCGTCCCGTTGATGATGTTAGCAGAGCGAAGGGCAGTCAACATGGAGTTGATCTTACCCTTCATGCTGTTCACCAGAGTGGACTCAGCAGCAGCCCAAGCTCCTGTGGCGTCCGTGTTTGCTTCGTCAGTCACATTGGTCTGATAGAATTGGAACTTTCGGTGCCCGAAGATGACAGGAGCTGCCATAGGATCATCCCCCTTATGTCAAGAGGTCCTTGAGCAGGTATCCTGCGCCGTTCGAGTCACCAGTGCCGTCGACGACAATGAGCTTGACATCGTAGCGGCGACGCACTCGGACAACATCCGAGGCTCGCCTCTCCTCGCGCCAACGCTCTGTGGCCATCACTGAGCCACCAGCACGCGAGTAACCCCACACGAACTCGTAACCGTACGCCGGGACCTTGCGGCCAGGACGTGGGGGAACGTAGGCAAGGACCATGTCGTCCAGCCAGAGGTACCCGAACGTCTCAGCCTGTCCGTAGACGCTGGTCACGACTCCAGCGCCTGCGCGCCGGAACTGCGGGATGCCAAGAACCTGCGAGATGAGATCGTCGTTGGCAATGCCAAGCTGTGAGTGCTTGATCCGCTCGATGAAGTCCGGGTGATCCTCGAGTGCCACTGCGGTGCTGTAACCCACGAGGGCAGTGTTCGGATCACGGAACAGCGCGTTGTGAATCGCCGTACGTCCAGTCTTCACGTCTGCGATCGGGTCGGACGTAGTGTAGTTGTTCCACTTGTTCGCTGGAGTTGCTGTGAAGCCAGATGCGTAGTTGGCTGTAGTGGTTGCGATGTCGACCATGATCTTCTCACGGTTCAAGAGAATCGTGTTGGTCACACGCTCGGTTGCGTCCATCGCGGGCTGAAGAGGCTGGTCTGCATTCTCGACCTCCTCATCAGGCACGACATCTTCGAGAGCGTGCTCTTCGGCGAAGTAGCCGTCACGTGAGAGAGTCATCGGTGGGAGCTCGTTGGCCTCCGACCCCGGAGCCCGGATGTCGTCAGTCACGCGCCCCCAGAGGTCGCGGTTGTACACGTAGTACCTGTCGGACTGCTTAGCAACTCCGACCTGTGGGAAGAGCATGCTCGCCACGAACTGGTCGGGGTTGTCGAAGCCAACGGAAATGTCCGTCAGCATCGAGTCCAGGTGGAGCAGTTGAGGATCTCCGTATGCCATTCTACTCCACCTCCCTTATGCCTTAGCCAACGTGAACACGTATGGCAGAAGCAGAACCGGGATCCAGTCACCCGCGTTAGCTGCAGCCTTGAGAGCCTTGCCCATTGCGAACTGCGTTGCAACACATGTCTGTGCGCGTCCGTTAGTCGACGGAGCAACGAAGTCGAAACGTGTGATTGCAGCAGCAGCCTCAACCCAGGCCACACCAAGCACCTGGACTGCGGTTGCCTTACCTGCAGCGAACTCGGAGGCTGAGATGTCAACCTTCGCAACCCCGATCGCCTGGTCTGTCACTGCCGTAACAGCAGCTACCGCCTGGTCACCTGACAGCTTCACGAAGCGAAGCTTGGTGATGGCAGTGGTCGCCTGATACGGGAGTTCCAGGACTCCTGTGTCTGCACCGGCCAACTATCTCACCCCCCTGCTTCCACTTCGATCCGCTGAGTTGCCTTACGGTACCCCTCAGCAAGCTGAGGGTTCTTCTTGGCCGTCTCCCTGACTGCCTCTTCAAGAGACATGTCCGGGTTCTCCTTACGGACTGCGGCGAGAGCCACGGTGAACTCTTCTCCCTCATCCCCAAGGACAACGGCCGCGGAGCCGATTTCCTGAGACATCACGAAACCGACCTCGAGAAGACCATCGATGAACTCGTCGAACTTCTTCCGCCCACTGGGCGGCAGAGTCCCACGGACCTCGGTGATCAGCTCGTCAAGAGCCGGAGGAATACCTCCGAAGTCGCCGCCACGGTGCCAGTCACCCAGCCTGTGGCTAAGCTGCTCTTGGGCCAGAGCCTTCTTGGTCTCCTCGAGGATCTTGTACTCCTCGGGGAACTGCTTCTGCATCTGGCGCATCCTCTGACCCTCTGGGGGTCGGATGGACTTCGCCTTCTCAAGCAGGTCCTCCTTCGAGCTCTCCTTCGGCAGGCCAAAGGCCTCAGTCAGTTCGGAGAACGTCACGACGTCCTCCCGCTCCTTGGGAGCAGGTGGATCGCCGGGCTTCGGAGCAGGTTCCGTGAACTTCTTCGTCATCTCGTCCAGGATCTGCTCTTCGGTCGCGTCCTCCTTCAGACCGAGCCTTTCGGCAAGCTTCTTGAGAAACTCTTCCATGTCACCTCCTTACGATAGACAGGATCCGCCGGGCAGTGAGTTCGTCCATGAACTCGTCCGCCTTCACTGTTGCCGGCAGACAGGATGTGAAGCCTTTGCGCTTGGCGATTGAAATGATCTTGGATCGAACGGCACCCCTGTTCTGTTTTGTCAATCCCAGAGCGTGGAAAGCAGCCTTCACGTCCTCGCACTTCTGGATCGGGAAGGATGTTCCTGCTCCGGCGAAGTCGCTGCTTGGCATCTTCTTGCGAGCGCTGACTGGAATGTCTCTGAACTCTCTGATACTGAGTTCAACTGGGTCAATGTATTCTGGATTGCTCTCTTCCATGAGGGCGTGTGCGAACATCTCCTTGTGCATTGGCTTGAAGAAGTCACTTGTCCAGTCAGCGCCGATCTTGCCATCGACGACCATGCAGCTATTTGAGTTTGGTTGGAAGAAGGCACAGTTCGCGCATCGATACATTGAGTCCTGAGCCATTCTGTATCGAGCATCCTCAGGGTCGTATTTGCCTTCAGGTTGTTCGAATGCGCCGTCGTCGAGTTCTGCAAAGTTGATTGGAGACAAACCCTTCATGAAGGGACGGTTTGTGAGTGCAGCTCCGAAGAGGACGTCTTCGTAACACGACCCCTGAGCATCGCACCAGTCGTCATCGTACTCGATCGACATGTACTTCCACGCGCCGTCCTTTACTTCCTTCAAGGCCTCGCCGGTCCATGATACCTGTCCCCACATGCCATCACTGCGCTGGTCAAGACTGATTAGCCAACCAGCTGCTTTTGTTCCTTTGGCCTGATCATGCTTGTGGGCGTAATCGATGTCCAGCATGATGCCTCGAACGTTCTTCCGGAAGTTCTTCACGAAGTTGCTGATCTTGTCCTTGGTCATGTTGATCTGACCAAAGACAGGATGGTCGAAGCTGCCGTAGCGGAGAAGGTGAACCCAGGTCTTTTTGTCCTCTGCTAGTCCGATGTCAGCTAGGTCAATGACGAACCCCATATGACCATCGCTCATGACCGCAGAGTTGCAAATCGCGTAAGCAGCCGACTGCCTCTTCTTCTCGTCCGGCCACTTCGTCTTGTTGGCAGGCTTCGCCATGAAGCTCTGCACGCAGGATTCTACCTTAGGTGGCATCTACACCTCCTTCCGATCCCGCGTCCAACCTGCCGTTGAAGGAGTAGTTCGAGACCATACTGGGAGGTTGGTAAAGGTCTCGGCAAGATGACCGACCCTACAGTCCACGTTGGTTCCAGCACCAACAGCTGTAATGACTGCAGGGCGAACCTTGCCCGCAGTAGTGCGGACGCTCACATGCCGATTTACCTTTCGGGCATCTAGTGGCATCTCTGTCTCCTAGTATAGCTGAAACGTCCCATCGAAAGCAAACGGGGTCAGCTAGATGTCAGTAATTTCGAAGAACCCGTGCATGACCACGTCTCGCTTGTTGGCTTTGATCACGTCTAGGTGGAAGTAGTGGACTGCTGGGGCGGCGAGGTGAGTGGAGGAACATTGGATAGTGACCTCCGAGTACTTGTCCCCCACCCCCGTGCCGTCATCTATTATCACGATCGTTCCGGCTGCCTTAGTGTAGGTAAAGAGTGCGCTACCATCAGGGTCAGACAGTTTGGCCTTGACATAGAACTCGACTTCAGGGTTACCGTCCAACAAGTAAGGATTAGTTCCGCCTCCAGGGATCTTCTTCTTCAGTCGAATAGTCAACAGTGGGTCACTATCCTCCTTCACAACTATGCGGGTACTCATCTCACCCCCCTTCTTCCGGCTCTATGGGTTGGTAGACATCGTCGCTGGATGTGGTCTCAAGAATGTCCACGACAGCCGTATAGGTGTAGTCGTCTACAATCGCTTCGAACGGACCCCAAGGCTGTGGCGGAGTTGGAGGCCCTGAAAGCACAATGAAGGCCGATACATCGTGCGACCCTGAGGAGTGATCCTCGATGGTTGTCCGCGATGGGAACAGTGCCTCTACGCTCCCTTGGAACGTAGAGTACCCAGCAGCCACTAGACCCTCAATTGTCTCAAACTGAGTGAGGGTCGAAGTGTCATCGACAACAACGTTGATGGACTCTGTAACACTGACGTTGATTGTCGCAAAGATGTAAGCAACGTCCTGTACCGCCGCGACGCTGTAGTCCTCAATCGTCAGCACAGACGGCTGGAAGGCTTCGACGGTCCCGTAGAAGACGCTGTAGTTAGCCGCTACGAGACCAACGATGCCCTCAAACTGCTGTACCGTGGCCTGGTCATCGACCGTGACGTTGATTGCGTCACTAACGTCGACAGAAACAGGTATCCCGCTAAGGAATGAGGTGTCAGTAACAACCTGGTTGCTGTAGTCCTCGACGGTAAGGCCTGCGTTCTCTAGAGGCTCGACTGACCCTTGGAATGTAGTGTAGTTCGCTCCCACTAGCTCTTCTACTGCAGCAGGAGGTGCCTGGCCCGCAAGGAACCATGTGACGTCAAGGGACGTTGTCGAAAGGTACTCATCCCAAGTAGGAGTGACTTCAGCTTCGACTGTACCATAGAAGGTAGAGTAGCCAGCTACTACTAGGCCCTCGATAGTCTCGAACTCGTCAACCTGTGAGGTGTCATCGACAGTGACGTTGATGGAATCGGAGACATCAACGAGCCTGTCTGCAAAGATAAAGGCAGTTTCGACGTTGCCTTCATTTTCAACGGTCAGTCCTTCAGGTAACCAGAACTCAGTAAGATCTGGAGACTGACCGTAATTTGGATCTGCTGCGACGAGCTCCTCGATAGAAGCAGACGGAGCCTGCCCTACAATGAAGCCGGAGACGTCAATCGAAGCCGTACTTTGGTACTCATCCCACGTAGGAGCGGTCTGAGCCTCTACGTCTCCCTGGAATGCAGTGTAGTTGGCGGCAACCAGACCCTCGATGCTCTCGAACTGTTCGCGGACAGAAGTGTCAGTGACAGTGACATTGATAGCATCAGTGACGTCAACATTCCGGGTAGCGAAGATAAACGCCACATCGTGAACAACTGCGTAGTCATTATCCCACGGTGGAGCTCTTGGCATGTGGAGACTCTCGTAGTCGGAGAGTTGCACGATGTCGTGTGCAGCGATGATCTCCGGAGTAGTTGCATCCGAGGGTGGTAAGACCTGTGAGAAGACCCATGTCGCATCGAGGACAGTCACAGTCAGCGACTGTGACTGCTCGGCGGTATCGTCATACTGTGCCATGTACATCGTCTCGCCGTCTGGCGACTGACCCATGGGCACGTGATTGGCTGCGATGAGCACTTCAATCGGGGACTCGACGCTTAGGATGCCCACGTACTCGACCATCACCGCGTTGAACGCGACATCGGGGGCTGCGTCCGTGCTGAAACCGAAGCGAATCTTGCACGCTTCGAGCGTGCTCTGGCTCCACCCGCCCGAAGGCGCGGCGGTAGCCTCGCGCTTGTAGCCGTTGTAGATCGTCGCCGAAGTCGAAGGGTCAACTAGCCCTGTGGTCGCTAGCGTGGTCCCGGCCGAGTCCACCAGGCGCGCCTCACCGTTGCACGCGGTTGTGGCATCCTCTGCTGCGAACAGAGCACGGATGCCCGCGTTCCAGACTGTGCTCAACGTGGGGGCGAGCGTGGCGAGCAGATATTCCAGATATCCCGCAGCAGCGTTCGCAGTCTGCTGGTCATAGTCCTCGCCGGTCTGCGTGAGGTTTGGAGTGGTCCCGTCCCACGCGTCGTCGATGGCCGCGAGCAGAGCCGCGTCGGTGGAAGCCCCCGCCTGGTCGGTGAACGCGCCTGTGCTTGGGTTGTGCGTCCCAGTAGCACCGACGATTGCCATCCCGCAGAAGTGGTCGCCGAGCGGGTGATCGGCCCCAGCGCAGATGATGTAGTCCGAGTACCAGATGTCATACGCACCCTCGGCCCCCGAGCTGCCGATGCGGAGTGCTGTGATGTTCGCGACGGTCACAGTCCCGGTAGCCGTCCCAACGTCGACGCCGTCGACCTGCAGGTTCAGCGTGCCAGAGGTGGTCGACACGTTGTATCGCGCATCGACTCGGTGCCAGTTGCCATCAGCCACATCCGTCACATCGGTTACCGAAGTACCGCCACCAACCGAGGCTTGGATGAAGCCGCTCGACGTCATCCGGACTGTGCCGTTGTTCGTCGACGCGAACAACGCCATGATCTTGTCGGCAGCGGGGTTGGTCGTGTCGGTAGTTCGGAAGTAGAACGAGATGCAGATGTCGTTGGTGGGCGTATCGTAGTTCATGGAGTACCGAACGCCAAGGGTTGCGCTGTACGCCATCTTGAGTGACACCGCGTGGTCCGGCGTTCGCACGACAGACGGGTCAAACGTGATCTCGTTGCCGTCGTGTACCGGAGGCGCAGAGCTATCTATAATGCCGTCAACCCACGCGGGTGATACTCCAGCGTTCGCAACCTCAAGAACCCGATGCTGGAAGGACTCTATCCGCTTGACGGTCGGCATCAGGTCTCACCGCGCACGATTGTCACGCCAAGATCAAAGCAAACAAAAGGGTAAGCTTCTTCATTAGCTACTCCCTGATGACCTTTGGAGGTCGTGGCAGAACGGGCGGGTTCTCTCTCCCAGGAGCCCACAGTCCTGGCTCTTGAATAACCTCTTCGGCTTTGTAAATGACTTCTTTGAGATGACCTTGGCAGAAGGGAATAATGATCCAGCTGTGCAGTGGTAGCTTAGCAAGTAGCCTAGTGTACCAGTCGAGCTGTGGAGGAGTGTCGTCGATGAAGAGCTCTGCAGTTCCGTAGACCGGATCGTCGCACTCTTCAACGGCGCACTTCTTGTACGCCTTCACGACAACTTGAGGTGACGGCCCTGGGCGGAACCCAGGGCCGTACCTCTTCTCGTCGAGGGTCGGCCTTCTCATGCGCCCTTGCAGACTGCGCAGGTGACCGCTTCCATGTCACCGGTGGTAGTGAGTCCGACTGGATCGTTGACTATCTGTCCGCACTTTGTCCTGTAAACAAAGCCCCCACCTGGGGAGTTGTCTGTAGCCTCTATGTACTCGGGTGTCGCGTTCTGCAGATGTACCTCGACGTACTCCTCAGCCGCAGTAGCAGCCACGCCCTCTTCAGTGTCGCCCATGACTTACGGCTCCTCCCAGTACATGGTGCCGGCCCACGTCGTGGCATCTGCACCGATGTCCTTCTGGAGTGAAAGACGTCCTGTGGTGACTACGAAGGGTTCGGTGCCAGGTGGGAACCAGAGGATATAGGTGCCGACGATGTCGAAC